TGGTCGCAAATTAGCCTTTCAACAATCACTGGTACGCTTGGTGCATCCAACGGCGGTACGGGCCTTACGACTTATGCGGTCGGCGATCTTCTTTATGCCTCCGGCACAACAACTCTGTCCCGCCTTGCGGATGTAGCAACGGGTAACGTGTTATTGTCCGGCGGCGTGGGCGTGGCTCCTTCGTGGGGTCAAGTCTCCCTTACAACGGCAGTGACGGGTACGCTTCCGGCTACAAACGGTGGTACTGGACAAGCATCTTATACTGTTGGTGATCTTCTTTACGCTTCATCAACGACAGCCCTTTCCCGCTTGTCTGATGTTGCTACGGGTTCGGTTCTTGTGTCGGGTGGCACGTCCACGGCCCCTGCATGGTCATCATCGCCAACAATTACTGGCACAACAACGTCTGGATATTTTATTGCCAATGGCGCGATTACGTCTTCTTTGACCGTTGGTGCGTATTCTTATGGAACATTGGGATATTCTGATACCAACATTTTCCAATCGTTTACGTCGTCAGTAAACACTTACAACCAGAAGGTTATGCAAAACACCAATTCTGGTGCAACGGCTTCTACAAACATTATTGTTTCCAATAACCTTGGTACGGCATCAACGTACTTTGGTGAGTTTGGTATGAATTCGTCTGGGTTCACTGGGTCTGGCGCATTCAATGCCGCCAATACCGTTTACCTTGATTCCACCTCTGCTGACCTTGCTATTGGTACAACAACGGCCAACGCCATTCACTTTGTCGTGAACAATGGCGCGACCGATGCAATGACTATTGCGTCCGGTGGAACGGTTACAATTGGTACGCTTAATCTTACCAATGCGCTTGGTGTGGCTTATGGCGGAACTGGGCTTACATCTACCCCTGCAAACGGCGCTTTAGATATTGGTAATGGAACAAACTTTACCCGCACGACATTGACGGCTGGTACGGCAATTGGCGTCACTAACGGTTCTGGTTCTATTACTATTAATAACACAGGCGTTACGTCTGCGGTTGCAGGTACGGGTATTTCAGTTTCTGGTGCAACTGGTGCGGTAACTATTACCAATTCTGGTGTTACGTCTCTTGCGGCAGGAACTGGAATTTCTGTTTCAGGATCGACAGGTGGCATTACAGTTACCAATAGCGGCGTAACATCTGCGGTGGCAGGGACGGGTGTTAGTGTTTCTGGTTCTACTGGCGCTGTAACATTCAGTATTGGTCAGGCAGTTGGGACAGCAAATACTCCGACTTTTGCAGGGTTAACTTTAACAGGTGATATTACAACTTATCGGTCAGGAACGCCGACAACGGGCGTTATTTTCCTTGGAAACAGTGGTTCTCGTTATCTTTATTATGATGGCACAAATTATAATATGCCTTCCGCAAGTCTTGTTCTTGGTGGAACATTATATGCCACAGGGAACGTCACGGCTTATTATTCTGATGACCGCTTAAAAACGCGTCTTGGTAATATTGAAAATGCGTTGGACAAAGTGTCTTCGTTAACTGGTTTTTATTATGAAGCCAATGAAATAGCACAAGCGCTTGGTTACAAAGTAAGACGAGAAATTGGTGTATCGGCGCAAGACGTTCAAAAAATATTGCCTGAGATTGTTGCTCCAGCACCAATTGATAATCAGTATCTTACAATTGATTATGAACGCATTGTCCCATTGCTAATTGAGGCCATTAAAGAACTTAATGTTAAAGTTAAACAATTAGAGAACAAATAATGGCTACATTTTGCCCTTCATCAGGTACAATTTCTATGAGCGACATATACGCTGCCTTCCCCGGCATCGCGTCATATAGCCTTAGTTCGTATCTTGGGCAGACATATTATTTATCCAACGGCACTAAAGGGACATTCTCATCTGGCACAATCAATATGTCGGATTTTTACGGCACAACTGGTACTGCTGTTGCTTACACGGCTTCGTATCTTGTTGTTGCAGGTGGCGGTGGTGGCGGTAGCGTTGGCGGTGGCGGTGGCGCAGGTGGCTATTTATCAGGATCGCTTTCTCTTTCTCCCGGTTCTACTTACACGGCAACAGTGGGTGGCGCTGGTGCGGGTGCAACATCCGGTACGGTTAACCCCGGCGGCAACGGAGGAAACTCTGCGCTTACTGCGGTTGGCACCGCTATTGGAGGCGGCGGCGGCGGTAGTAACGGTGCGCCATATCAAAGTGGATATTCTGGCGGATCGGGTGGCGGTGCTGGTTCCAGTAGTACGGCAAGTTCTGGTGGCGCTGGTACGGCGGGACAAGGTAACGCAGGTGGCGCGAACAACGTAAACGCTAACTATGGCGCTGGTGGCGGCGGTGGCGCTGGTGCAGTTGGCGGAACAGGTACGTCTTCTGTTGCAGGTTCAGGTGGAACGGGTGGTTTAAATGCTATTACAGGCGCTTCCACATATTATGCGGGTGGCGGCGGTGGTGGTATTTGGAACGGCTCTACACCGGGGTCAGGTGGCGCTGGTGGTGGCGGAACGGGAACAAGTGGAACTGGAACAGGCGGTTCTGGAACGGCAAACCTTGGCGGCGGCGGTGGCGCGGGTGGTTATACCACAGGTGTGGGCGCTGGTCCCGGCGGCGCGGGTGGTTCTGGTGTTGTAATTATTTCTGTTCCAACATCACGTTATACGGGATCAGTAACAGGCTCTCCAACCGTTACAACATCCGGCGGTAATACAATTATTAAATTTACTGGCTCAGGGACGTATGTAGCATGAGTCATTTTGCCCAAATAGAAAACGGTATTGTTACGCAAGTTATTGTTGCGGAACAGGATTTTATTGACACATTGGAAGGTCAATGGGTCCAAACATCTTATAATACCCGTGGTAATCAGCACCCAGAAGGTCGTCCTTTGCGTGGTAATTACGCGGGTATTGGTTATGTCTATGATTTAGCAAACGATGTATTTTATGAGGCGCAACCATTTTCGTCTTGGTTGCTAAACCAAACAACTTGGTTATGGGAGCCGCCAGTTCCACGGCCAACCGATGCAAAATCATATAATTGGGATGAAGAAACCAAGGCTTGGGTAGCAGTATGACTGAATATCAAAACCTTATAGACCTTGTTGGCGGTATGTTCCTAACGGTAGCCGGATGGTTTCTTCGTGAACTATGGGGTGCGGTTAAGGAATTGCAACGCGACCTTAATAAGTTAGAATCTAACTTGCCCAAGGAATATGTGTTAAAAGTGGATTTGGACAAACGAATGGCGCATATTGAAGATATGTTCCAACGTATCTACGACAAACTTGATGGGAAGGCGGACAAGCCATGAGTGTAACGACAAACCTTGCCCTTAACGAACCAGCGTATAATAGCACGTCTCCTACGTGGGATCAGCCGCTTAACTATAATGCAACCATCCTTGATCAGATGTACGGCAATACTACATCTGTATCCGTAAATACGGGTGGGTCTACCACTTACACCAATATTGCAGCGCCAAGCGCGACTGCGGCTGGTTCAACGTCACAGGCCATGCGGTTTAACCTTACAGGTGCATTAGCCGCCAACCAAAATGTGCTTTTGCCTCAAAGTGTGGCAGGTATGTGGGTTGTTACCAATAGCACATCTGGCGCGTATACCGTCCTATTAGGATCAAATAACGGCAGTAACGCAGCAGCTGGAACTACAGTGTCTTGCCCACAGGGTTATAGCATCCTTGTTTATTGCGACGGGACAAACGTAAAAAAAGCGGATGATGGATTGCTTCCAACAATTTTATCCGTTTCAGCGGGCGGAACTGGTTCTTCAACTCTTACAGCCAACAACGTCATCCTTGGTAACGGAACAAGTGCCGTTCAATTTGTGGCCCCCGGTACAAGCGGCAACGTATTAACATCTAACGGAACAACTTGGACATCTTCATCCCTTGCTTCGGGAGGAACATTAATTCGCGCCCCTCAAATTTTAACATCAGGAACGTCTTACACAACACCATCTACTTGCAATCATATTTATGTTGAGGCAGTTGGCGGCGGGGGTGGCGCGGGAAGTAACAATAATCTCAATGCTGGCGGCGGCGGGGGCGGATACGTTGCTAAGTATTTTAATGTCTCTCCTTCAACGTCATATTCTTACGCGATTGGCGGCGGCGGCGCGGCGACAGCAGCAGGAGGAAGCACAACATTTACTGTAAGCGGAACAACAATTACTGCTACTGGCGGCGGCGCTGGCGGTTCTGCGGTAACTGGCAATACAGCATTTGGTGGCGCTGGTGGCGTAGGTACAAATGGCGATTTAAACGGGGGCGGTTCTAATGGGGGATATGCCAATTATAATGCTACCGGAGGTGTCGGGGGAAGCAGCATGTTTGGTGGCGGTGGTCTAAATGCCAATACCACTAATGGCGGAAACGGAACAGGATATGGCGGCGGAGGAAGCGGTGGCGGGTCTGGTTGGGCTGGTGGAGCAGGAACCCAAGGCATGATTCGCATTTGGGAATACACCTAATGCAATATACGTGGTCGTTCCCTCAATTTATTGTAAATCCATATTACGATGGCCTGACTAATGTGGTTACGGCAATTAACTGGGTTTGCACGGGTACGAATGGCACATATACGTCATCTTCATCTGGTACGGCTAAATTAGGTACGCCCAACCCAGCTGAGTTTGTCCCATATGCTGACATTACTCAGGCTATGGCGTATAATTGGGTATCGCAATGTATTAGCATGCCTGCCGTTGAGTCTCAAATTGCCGCGCAAATAAATCAGTTGTCGCAGCCCGTTACGCAATCGCAGGCCCCACCTTTCTGAGGTTGTTATGGACCCATTTACCCTGATCGCTGGCGCGACTGCAATTTATAACTCTATCAAGTCCGCCGTCGACGCTGGTCAGGATATGATGGCGACTGCCGAAAAGGTAAGCAACCTCTTTGGCAAGGTTGGTCAGATCGTTACGATCGCGTCAACGCCGCGCAAGAAAAAGCTGTTTCAATCACAAGCCGAGTTTGAGGCCGAAGCTGTTAAGATATACGCCGTCAAAGCCAAAGCCCTTGATATGCAGCTTCAGGTAAAGAACCTGTTTGTTAGTCAATATGGCCCAGCAGCATGGGAAGGCATTCAGCGGCAAGTAATTGAAATGCGGAAAGAAGCGGCTCGGCAGGCGGCAGAAGCTTTGAAAGAACAGGAAGAGGCCAGAAAGGACCTAATTATGGTTAGTAGCATAGTTGGTTTTCTGGTATTGGGTATTGCTGCAATCGGTGTTTTTCTCATGCTAACGGTGAAATGACATGGACATTTTAAAAACTTTTGGACCATTGATTGGTTCGGTCGCCCCTACCATCGCTACCGCTCTCGGCGGCCCAGTGGCAGGATTGGCCGTGAAAGCAGTATCAAATGCTCTTTTCGGTCATGAAAATGGCACCGAGGACGACATTATGTCGGCTCTTGCCAATCCAACGGGCGACCAGTTGGCGCAGCTTAAAAAGATTGATGCTGACTTTAAAGTTCAAATGAAGTCTTTGGACATTGATCTGGAACGCATCTCTGAACAGGATCGCGATTCAGCCCGCAATATGCAGATTGCTACCCGTGATTGGATACCCCGCGTATTGGCGGTAGGTGTTACGGTCGGTTTTTTTGGCATCATTGCATACATCCTTCACTTTGGCCTTCCAGCCACAGGCGGCGAGGCTCTTTTGATGCTGATTGGTACGCTTGGCACGGCTTGGACTAGCGTCATGGGGTTCTATTTTGGCTCGTCCGCCGGCTCTAAGCAAAAGACAGATGCTCTTACCGCCTCTTTGGGGAATAAGCAGTGAAAGAGAATTTTCCGCAATGCTTTGCCCTCGTCCTTAAAAACGAAGGTGGATACGTTGATAACCCTTCCGACCCCGGCGGGGCTACCAACCTTGGCTGCACTAAGGCAACTTGGGAGGCTTGGGTTGGCCATCCCGTGACCAAGGATGACATCAAGGCACTAACGCCCAATGACGTCATGCCCCTATACAAAGCCAAGTATTGGGATACGATTAAGGGCGACGATCTGCCAGAGGGCGTGGATTATGCCGTCTTCGACTACGCAATTAACTCGGGTCCGTCCCGTGCCGCAAAAGCCCTTCAGTCGGTACTCAGTGTTACTGTCGACGGACAAATCGGGGCCGCCACGTTACGCGCTCTTGAAACGTCAAACCCTCGCGAAGTTGCTACAGCAGTCTGCGAAGCCCGATTAGCCTTTTTGCAAAGCCTGTCAACTTATGCTACCTTTGGCAAAGGCTGGTCTAGGCGCGTTTCCGAGGTGGAAACCGTTTCATTCAATATGGTTGGGTAACCTATATGTCACTGACCTACTCGTCATATGTCCAGCAAATTGCGACTTTGGCCGTTGTCCCGGTCACTGACCCCAATTACACGATCATTATTCCTAGCATGATCGACTATGCCGAGTTGCGTATGCAGCGCGACTTAGATTTTCTGTCTACACAGATTAGCACTTCTGCCTACACATTTACGTCTGGAAACAACCAATTAACTTTACCAACGTCTCAATTTATTGTACCTCAAACCTTTGAAGTTATTGACGGATCAGGCAATTCGTCCCCCCTTTTGGCGGTAGGTAAAGAATTTATACAAAATGTTTACGGATCAGGTTCTACGACAGGCTTACCTCAGTATTTTGCTGTTTATGGGGGCGATACTGCTACTACAGGTAATACGAGCCAATATATGATTGTTGGGCCTACGCCCAACTCAAACTATACAGTACGCCTCACTGGAACCGTTCGATCGGCCTCGCTTTCGGCTACCAATACCACTACGTATATATCAACATATCTTCCCGATATGTTTATTTTTGCATCCATGATCTACATCTCGGCCTATCAACGTAACTTTGGCCGAGCCAATGATGATCCGGCTATGGCTCAAACTTACGAAAGCCAATATCAGGCTCTCAAAGCAAGCGCTCTTATTGAAGAAAACCGCAAGAAATTTGAAGCGGCTGCTTGGACGTCTTATTCACCTGCTCCTGCCGCAACGCCGTCGAGGTAACCTATGCCTCACGCAACAATCAAATTAAAGCCCGGCGTTGAAACAACAACCACCTTTGCTCTTAACGAGGCGGCTTACTCCACATCGCAATTAGTTCGCTTTCTTCCTGAGCGAAACGGAATGGGCTTGGCGCAAAAACTTGGCGGATGGGTAAATTATTATACCTCGGCAATCGGTTCAAAAATTCGCGCACTCAAAGGATGGGCAGATTTAAATGCTGCAAACCATCTTGGGATTGGCGCTGAATCATCTCTTAATATTTTGACAAGCAATAATTTACAAAACATTACGCCGCAAAATACAACTACAAATACGGCACCTGTTTTCTCAACAACATCTGGATCGGCAACTGTTACTGTAACAGACTCAAATCTCTCTGCCTCCGTATTGGATTATGTTAATTACGTAACCCCAGTCGCGGTTGGCGGATTGGTTTTATATGGTCCATATCTTTTGCAGACGGCGGCCGGGACAACGTATTCTATTTTAGCATCATCCGCCGCGACATCGACAGCCAATACATCGACCAACACGACCGCTGGATCGTTTGTTGTTGGAAATACCTATAAAATTGTAACGGTGGGGACTACTGATTACACTCTTATTGGTGCTTCTGCCAACACAGTTGGTATAATATTTAATGCGACAGGTGTTGGTTCTGGCTCGGGAACAGCTAAACTTGTTGGTGTCCCGTCGTTTCAAACAACGTCTGGACTACAAACTGTTACGTGTTATTTGGACAATCACGGATATTTGCCGGGCAATACGTTTTACATTGGAATTTCTACAACCGTTGGCGGCATTACGCTATCGGGGCTTTACACTGTTTTAACAGTCCCTAGTGCAAGTTCATTTACTTTTGCTGCTGCCAATACTGCCACATCATCTGCTGGCCCAACCGCCATGAATAGCGGTAATGTCAATTCCAACTTTTATATTGCCGTTGGCCCACAACCAACAGGTTCAGGTTTTGGTGTTGGCGGTTTTGGTACGGGCGGTTTTGGTGTTGGTACAACACAAACACCTTCTAACGGAACACCAATTACGGCGACCGATTGGACGCTTGATAACTACGGGTCTTATCTTCTTGCTTGCCCAGCTGGGGGCGCAATTTATTATTATGATCCAAGCGGGCAATTACAAAACGCTCAAATTATTGGTGGGAATGCGCCACTGGTTAATTCTGGTATGTTTGTGGCCATGCCGCAACGCCAAATTATTGCCTATGGATCATCGTTTACATTGCAAGCCGATCCTATGTTGGTTCGTTGGTGCGATGTAAATAACCTCCAAGTGTGGAACGCGACGGTTACCAACCAAGCAGGCTCATTTCGTATTCCTACTGGTTCA